TTTTAAATGTGTTGGTTTACCGTGTTTATTAAAAAGATTTTTTATTTTTCTTTTAAATTTTTGTAAATTTTTAGGTAAATCACCATCTACTGAATTTTTCAAAAAGTTTTCTACTTTGTCTAAAATACGTTGGATTTTTGTTGGATCAGGATCGTTTTCGTCTACTCCTTCTAATTCTACATCTAAACTTGTATCCCCCTCAATTTCTTCATCTGACTCATTCATTACGGGTGTCACTTTATTTTTAATACAAGTTAAGGCTGCTAATGCTTTCATACCCATACCAAGTGGATCACTTGTTATCATCTCTGCCAATTCCGTCATACATTTAGTAACATCACCTGACACACAGCCTGGTAATTTAGATGTATCAATCTTTGCATCTTTACAACATTGAACCAAATCTGTTCCCGGATCACCTTTAGTGTCCTCTCTTAATACGACACCAACAATTCTTTTTAAATCACTTTCAGACAAAGTAATAACTTTACCGTTTTTTTTTATTTTCATATCTCAATAATATTATTTTTTATTATTACCATTTAGTGCATGAAGCACCTAATTTTTTAAATTTATTTGGTTGTTTGTGTTTAGTAAAAATTTTCTTAATTTTTCTTTTAAATCTCCTCAATTTTTTAGGTAAATCACCAACATTATCAACAAATTTTTCAACTTTTTGTAAAAGTGTATCTAATAATTTTGGATCTGGATTGTCCTCATCTATTCCATCTAATTCAACCTCTAATTCAGAACCATCGGCAGTTACATCAACTTCAGCCTCATCTTGTTCTCTTAATACTATCATAGTAATTCTTTTTAAGTCACTTTCTGAAAGACTTATAATTTTTCCGTTTTTTTTAATTTTTAAACCCATTTTCTTTGTTTTTTATTTTTTTAGTTGTTTTTATTTATTTAATATTTGTACATTAGGTGATGTTACTGTTAAACATTTACCTATCGTTGTATTTGTTGTTGGTCCATAATGCATAAAACCAACTGGTAGTAATGAAGTTGAAGACTGTGTTTCAAAATTTACATAACCAACAACTCCTCCTGATGTCATTTCCCATACAAAACCAAAATCAGTATTTGGGTTCCATGTCGTTGATGTAGAAACCCTAAAAGTTCCAACTACTACTCCTGTACCAGTTGGTATAATAGGAGATGTTTCGTTGGTGAAGATATTTGTTGCTGAAGAGAAATTTAATTTTCTCTGTCCTGAAATATACGGTAAGTTAGTTGTTCCTTTTTGTGGCCAACCTAACCATTCTGGAATAGTATTGTCATTCAATGCTTTCCATGTTATAGTTCCTGTTGTTAATTTCGGAGAATGAACTCCACGAATAATCAAAGCATTTAATTTAACTACTGATGTACCAGTATTTGTTAAACGGATTTGGAAGTCTGCGGTATTTGTTGTTGAACCCAACCACTCCATGTCCATTTTAACCGATACTGTTGGTGCAACTTTAGTTATTTCAAGTAATCTTTGTTCTTTAATAGTCATTTTTTATTTTTTTAAAGTAAAAAAGGGGGGTAATACCCCCCAAATTCTTATTATTAAATATCGTCAAAACTTGCTCCAGTATTTGTGATATTGAATTCTATCGATATAAATTCTAATGATCTTGTTGGTTTAATAAAAATTCTACCATTCAACTCATTTCTATCTATAGATTCTGGTGTATCATCTAAGACAACTCTAAAGTCTGTCAAACCTCTTTCTTTTCTAATGTTATCTAAGATTGGGTTTACTAAACTTAAGAATTGGTTTCTAACCACCTCATCATTTTGTTCAAATAACAATCTGATAGAAACTGCAGATATAAGTTTTCTTGCTTGTAACAATAATCTTCTAACGTTAATTCTGTTAAGTGCACTTTCTTTAACTTGTAATGTTTTATTACCAAATATTACTACACCAACATCTGAGAATGTAGCCATTGGATTAATTCTACCTTCGTAAAGACTATCTCTATCATCTAATTTAAGTTTTACTCTCGCTTTAACTGCGTTTGTTGTACCTCTATTTAAACCTGCTGCGGCGAACCAAGGGAACGCAACGTTATCTGTAAGTGCGATGTTTCTCATAACCTCTACAGTTGGTGGTAACCAAACATATCTGTTGTTTTCAGTATCGTTCATTTGAATCCAAGGCCAGTAAGTGGCAGAATAGTTAGAGTCTATACCTGAATCTTCTAGTAAGTTAACTGCCTCATCTGGAGTTAATGCTACCCCATCTACATCTGTATCAGGTGTTGTCGTAACATATAAAGAATCCGCCCTATCAACCTCAATCATATCCACTGCATTTTCAATCAAACTTATATTATCTCTAAGGTCAATTCCTGGTGTTGCGAAAACGTTAATGTTTACTGCTTCAGGATTATTGAACGTATAAATACCGTCTAAGTATGCGTAAAAGTCAGATGTAATTCCATTATCACCTTCACTAGTTATAAATGATGTGAATGTTCCGTTAGTTAAACCTATAGAACCTTTAGATCCTGTCTTAGTATAAGCATCTGTGTTAGTTCTTGTGGTTCTATACTCATCCCATCCATCCCATCCACCAAATGGTGTTAATGTGAATTTTCTTGATGCTAATTTTTCGTAAGGTCCACCAACTAAACTTGCGTCTGTTGTGAACGCTGAAATACCGACTTGTAAAGTAGGTACATAACTATTAGTTCCTAATTCTACTGTAGCACCATTTGCGTTTACATCTAAGTGGAATCCATCAGTTTTACCTGTATATTCACCGTTGTTAACTGCATTTTTACCTTTATAGTCGAAGAAATCTTGATCGACACCTATTTCACTATTTAATCCTAAATAAACTTTTCTCAATTTATTTGTGTTAAAGTCACTGTATTGTGTTTTATATTCAATTTTAGGTGCTAACGAAGTTCTATTACCAATATAAGTTCTTTTAAGAACACCCTCAAATCCTGCAGGGAAGTGGTTAACTAAATCTGGATCGTTCACATCGTAAAATTCGATCATAATATATTTACTTCTTAATGGATATTCACCATCTACAGTACCAATCTTTCTACCTAAGAATCCTGTGGCAGTATTATCTAAACTAATTGATGAAAATTTCTCAACTACATTTGGGTTAGCATCTGTGTCGTAGAAACTTCTTACCACTAAGTCAAATGTTTTATTGTCTGGTTGAACATTTAAAATTGAAATTTTAATGTCATCATTCGCAGCGTTACCGTCAGATATTGTTACAAATCTAAATAGTCTTTGTAAAGTTGCACCTGAACCAGTACCTTTAAGTTCTGAAAGAACCCAAGGAGAAGCCGCAGATTTCCAACCCTCTAAATAATTATTAAAGTTATATGTTGATGTCGCAGAAATTTCTAAGAAAGTAATATCTAAACCTCTAACTTGATCTTTAGCAATTAAATCTTCTAATACGTTAGTATAAATTTCCTCAACCCACAATTCTGATTCTTTATCTTGTATTGAACTACCGAATACTCTAGGTAAGAAATTCTTTTTAGTTCTATCCATAGATACATCATATGTAAATGCGTCACCATTACTTGCAGTTCCGTTAATATTAAATGATGCTAAAGCATTTGTGACAATATTTGATGTATTAGTCATAAACGCATTTGTTGTACCAGTTACATCATAAATAATGTTTTGATTCGCTTGATTGTAAGTACCTCTAGGTCTTAAAGTGGCAATTACACTACCATCAACATCACTGAAACAAGATGCGGTATATGTTACTACAGTACCACTAGTAGTACCAGTTACAAAACCACCTGGAGATGTACCTTTTGCAGTGACTGTCATATTAAAAGTAGCACCACTAAAATTACAACCAGTTTTAACATATACTGGTGATGTAACACTAATTGTTGATCCTGTTGCTAACAACCCTATAGTCGTAAAACTAGATGTAATTTGATTATCGTTATATAATGCCTGTAAATTAGTATTCCCCCACGTAAGTGTAATTGGGTTACCTGTTGTTTGTGCAGTATAAGTTAATAATGTTGCGTAATTTGTAGATGTTCCTGATGCAACCGTATCAGGATCTTCTGATGAGTCCAATGTAATTGACCAAGAGTCACCTGCTTTATAACCTGACAAACCTAAAACCCTACTAACATATAATTGATTAGTTTGACTTAAAAATGATTTGGCTATATAATTTAATTCGTATTTTTGGTATCCGTTCCCTTTATACTTTTCAGGGTTCAAACCACCAAAATAACTGATAAACTCATCGTAATTAGAAATGAAGACTGGCTCAAACGCTGGTCCTTTAGGTGTCTCACCTAATAATCCCAATGTTGTTACCCCAACCTGTCTAGTTACGAAAGTTAAATCTTTTTCTGATGTAAACACACCAGGACTCACAAAAATTCTATCTGTTGATGCCATTTAAATTTAATTTATTTTTTATTATTGATTTCGTTTTTTATTATAAATATGCCAATATTTTTGAAAAATTTATTTTTAAAGTCTCATTTTTAAAAATAGTATGTTAATTATCATACTTTTATCATACTTATTATAAAAAGTGTTATGAAAAGGGATAAAAATTTGAAAATCACACCACAAACCCATAAAATATTGAAACAGTACTGTGAGGATAATGGGTTGAAAATGTTCGCGTTTGTTGAAAAACTAATTAAAGATAAGTGTATACCAAAAAAAGATATATATGGTGATGTCGAATAATATTTATTTTTTTTGTTTTATACCTTAATATTGGTATATGAAAAAGTTACTATTAATTACTCCACATTTATCTACGGGTGGTGCACCACAATTCACTTTAAATAGGATTGAATTATTAAAAGACACTTATGATGTTTATTGTGTCGAATATAGTTTTTTATCACCTCATTTTGTAGTTCAAAGAAATAAAATTATAGACTTATTAAAAGATAAGTTTTTTGCCTTAGAAAATGATAAAGACAATCTTTTAAATATCATTAATTCAATTAATCCTGATATCATATCTATTGAGGAATTTTCAGAAACATTTATGGAAAATCATTTATTAGATTTTATATATAAAAAAGATAGGGTATGGAAGATTTTGGAGACTACTCATACTTCATACAACAATTCAAATATTAAAAAATATTTTCCCGATAAATTTATATTCGTTTCAGAATGGTCGAAAAAAATGTATTCTCACTTTGGTGTAGAATCTGAGGTAATAGAATACCCAATAGATAAAAAGGAAAAGAAAGTAAAAGAATCGAGAGAAAAGTTATCATTTGACAATGATTATATACATATATTAAATGTTGGGTTATTTACACCCGGAAAAAATCAAGGTTACGCATTTGAAATTGCGAGAAGATTTTTAGATAAAAAAGTATTATTTCACTTTGTAGGTAATCAGGCAGGTAATTTTGAGGATTATTGGGGTGAGATTTTAAAAGATAAACCAAGTAATTGTATACTATGGGGTGAAAGAGAAGATGTTGAAGACTTTATTATGGCATCCGATGTGTTCTTATTTAGTTCAATATTAGAACTTAACCCATTAGTCATTAAAGAGGTTATGAGATATGATACTCCTATATTTATGTTTAATTTGGAAACATATTGTGATGTATATAATAACAATGAAAATATTACTTTCTTATCTGGTAACGTTAGTGAAGACGTTAACAATATAAAAAAATTATTGGGGATTAAAAATGTAAAAAATAAGTACGAGTTAGATAAATCTTATGTCTATTACGCAACTGAAAAATATTTTGATATTGTTAAAAAATCTGTTGAATCAATTCGACAGTTTAGTGATAAACCTATAATTGTTTATTTACTAAATTCTGATAGAAAAATTGATATTGAAAATACTATTACCGTAAATTGGGAATGTGATATTAGTGAATCTGAAAATATGTTTATTAATGAAAATGATAATTTTTATATTAATAGATCTAATAGTGAGATATATAATATTTTAATACAAAGACCTTTAATAGTAAAAGATGCCTTAGAAAAATATTCTAATGTAGTTGCATATGTTGATAGTGATTCTATTGCGACTAAAAGTGTTGACAATATTTTTAATATGTACGATGAGAATCTTAACTATCCTTATTTTGTTGAGGGTATTTACGATTATTTAATTATAAACGGTAGAGGTGGTGCATCCACTAAAGAAGATTTATCAAATACGTTAGAACACCCAACTTGTGAATTATTTAATGTAAACCAAAAAGTTAGAGAGAAATATAGACAAACAGGATATTTTGTGTCTGGACAAAACACAACTGATTTTTTAAACGAATGGTACCAAATGTGTACACATCCTGAAATACTAAAGAATAATGAATGGTACGCACCTTTTAATGAAGAAACTATTCTCAATGTATTACTTTGGAAAAGAAATATATTAGATGGACTACCATACATTTATGTTAATGGTTCTTTAGACACAATAGATAAAGTTAATGATATTGGTTTTAATGGTGTGGACTCACATCACGGTGATTGGTTTAAAATACCTAAGAAAAGGGATAATTTATTATTTTATCACGGAGAAAAGAGAATTGACGTATTAGATAATATGAAAAAAAAATTAAAAGGTTTATATTATAAAAATATAAAAATTGCGGACGCGGGTTATGTTATTAATTTACCACATAGGATAGATAGAAGAGAAAATGTGATAAAAATATTTAATGAATTAGAAATAACTGGTTATGAATTTGTTGATGGGACTGTTATAGAAGATATTGAATATAAGAAATTAGGTAGTACTGCCTCTTATTTAGGAATTTTTAAAAATTTCATAAAAAGTGATTTAGAAAACATTATTGTTTTTGAAGATGATATAAAGTTAATGAATGGTGTAACTAAAAATCATTTAGATAATATCTTTACCGAATGGGATAAAACCGTAAAAAACTATGACTTAGTTTCCTTAGGTACAAAACTTTTACCGAGAAGTGAAATTAAAGTAAAAGGTGAGACACATGGAAGTTTTGAGGAAATGTTGTGTTGTCAATCATTTTTTTATCACAAACATTTTGCAGAACACTTTGTAAGTCAAATGGAAAATTATATGGACCCAAAACACTATCTATATAAGTGTGCAGTTGATATGTTCTTAAATGATTGTTCATGTGAAGAATTTAGATTTATACACTCAAAAAACCATAAGAAATTTAATTTTGGTATCACATTACCAATGGTATTCACACAAACAGATAGTTTTTCAGATAACGAACTATTCATACAAGAGTATGATAATGTTATGGAAAACTCATTTTGGGAAAGTTTAAATAAAAACGGTGAAAAAAATAATAGTTTATTTAATAAAATTGGATCAGTTGATTCTCAAAAAACAAAAGAAAAATATATTAATGTTATGGAACAAACAAATATGGATAAAAATATGAAAAAAAATGAAAACATTAAGTTTAATGTTAACTTTGTAAATCAACCATTCTTTGAGATACTGGGTAATTCCGATAAAAAATATAATGTTGAATTTTTTGATACAAACGGAAAATCGACATATACTACTGTATTGGGGACAAATATGTGGTCAAAATTAAATCGTACTTACTTTGAGAATTGGAAGATTAAAGTAACTTCGGATGACGGTTATGAAAAAATTATTAATTATGATGTAAAAGGAAAAAGAGTATATATTGCGTTAGATTCATCTGCGTTAGGTGATACAATTGCGTGGATTCCATATATTGAGGAATTTAGAAAGAAATGGGACTGTGACGTAATAGTATCAACTTTTTGGAATCATCTATTTGAGAAGTCTTACCCTAATTTAATTTTTAGTAAACCAGGTATACCTGTTCATAATTTGTATGCGATGTATAAGATAGGTTGGTTTTATGATTCAGAAATGGAACCTGAAACACCAAATACTATCCCACTACAAAAAACTGCAACTAACATTTTAGGTTTAGAATATAACGAAATAAAACCAACCATACACTTCACACCAAAAAATAATCCTGTCGGTGAAAAATATGTAGTAATATCCTCACATTCAACTGCGGGATTAAAACATTGGGATTGGGAAAAATGGGAAAGTGTATCTGAATGGTTACATAACTTAGGTTATACGGTGTATAATATCTCAAAAGATAAAGTTAATTCTAAATACGTTAAAAACCTAAAAGACACCTCAATAGAGAATACGATGAACTATATACATCATAGTGAATTTATGATTGGTTTATCTAGTGGACTATCTTGGTTGTCTTGGGCGATGAATAAACACGTATTTATGATTTCTAACTTTACTGAACCTGATCATGAGTTCACATCAAACTGTACTAGATATATTAATAAATCGGTTTGTAATGGTTGTTGGAATAAAACTAAATTTAAATTTGATAAGGGTGATTGGAATTGGTGTCCCGAACATAAGAATACTGAAAGACAGTTTGAATGTCATAAATCGATAAGTGTTGATGATGTAATAAACGGTATAAAAAATTATTTATCTTTAGAAAATGATAATGGTGGACATTACGATTTCATAGAGATTGGTACTTCAGACTTTGATACTTTAATTGAAACATCTGATGATGAAATCGTTGGACTTAGTATCGAACCAATTAAATACTATTTAGATAGGTTACCCGAAAGAAAAAATGTTAAAAAACTACAAGTGGCGGTATCCGATACTAATGGTTTTATGGACATATATTATATTCCTCATGAAAAAATGGTAGAGTACTCACTCCCATTTTGGGTTAGAGGTACAAATTCCATAAACCAACCTCAGCCATTTGCGTTGAAAAAAATCGGTGGAGAAATTTATAATAAAATTGTACAAATAGATAAAGTACCAACGATTACGTGGGATACCTTAGTTAAACAGGAAAATATTAAAACAATTGATTTTTTAAAAATAGATACGGAAGGACACGATCATGTGATACTAAAAGATTATTTAAATTTATGTGAAACAAATCCAAATCTATTTGCCAATAAAATACAATTTGAGTATCATCACGAAATATCAAATGTGGATGAGTTGGAAAAAATCATTATACGATTTAAAAACTATACTGTTGAACGAAATGAAATGGATGTGGTATTAACTAAGATTGTATTTCCAAAAGAGGAAAATCTACATAAAAAAACAGACGTATCATCAACCGAAATTGAAGTTTCTATTGGTGAAATAGTTGATAAATTATCTATATTACGTTTAAAATTGTTAAACATAACTGATTCCGAAAAATTAAAAAATGTAACCAAAGAGTATAACTATCTTTACAATATTGTGTTTAATGATATTAAAATAGAAACTTCTGATTTTGATAGAATGGTCAATATCAATAAAATACTTTGGGATGTGGAAGATAGTATCAGAGATAAGGAAAGGGTAAAACAATTTGACACTGACTTTATTGAATTGGCGAGATCTGTTTATATTACAAATGATCTAAGGGCGGAAATAAAGAAAGAGATTAATATAAAATACGGTTCATCTTTTGTTGAAGAGAAATCGTATAATGAATATTAATTTTTTAATATTGTTACCAACAAATAATAATAACTAATCCGGCACCACCTTTTCCTCCCGTACCGCCTACCCCACCTGGTGTTGTGCCTGCACCACCACCGCCACCACCTGCACCATTACCTCCATTTCCACCATCGCCACCTGATGACGAATTACTACTACCACCACCGCATCCACCGATAGAAACGAATGGTTTCATCATAAAAAACCCATCAGTACCTCTTCCACCGGGAACCCCATTACCTCCAGCACCACCTGCAAAATCAGGAACAAATCCATTACCACTAATTGCACCACCAACTCTTTCGAGTCCAGGGGTTGCTGCGTTAATACC